CTGGTTGGTTACAGCACAAAAGGCATTGATGCAGCTAGGCGAGCACAAGAGATTGGTGTAGCAAATGCTTTTACCAGAAACGACTTGGCCAAGATGCGATTGATTTCTAGAGCTGAAGAAGAAGGACAGGAAAGATTTTTTAGATCAAGAGATAGGAATTTTAAAAAACGACTCGGTGCACTCAATCGTTATACAACTCAAGGAAAGAATCAATATATAGATAGATTTGCCGGGGAAGTGCTAGGACTTGGAAGAGATTTATACAAGGTGCTTTGATAGACTTAAATCATCATTAGACTAAGTATATGGCAATAGCAAGTGCATCATTAGCGTATCGACGTAACGCGTTGATGTCGGCAACTAAAGTCACGACTAAACCACCATCAGAAGAAGTCTTAAAGGCTAGAGATGACTTTATTGATTTCTGCACTGTGATGGGGAAGCCTCCTGCCAAACATATGCGGGAGTGGCATAACGAGCTTTGTACAGGAAACGACAGCGAGTGTTTATTAGGTATAGGCGGAAAGAATACGTCAATACTTGCACCACGTGGTTCTGCCAAATCAACAGTATTAGGTCTATTTGCAGCTTGGATGATTGGACGTCATACAGCTGCCGGGAAAATGCTGAGGATTCTGTACATCGCATACATGGTGGATATCAGCCGAGCAAAGTCAGCAACAATCAAAGGCATTCTCACCAGCCCTAAGTACAGGGAAATCTTCCCTATGGTGAGATTATCAAAAATAAAAAGATCAGACGAGTATTGGAGTATTGATTATGAGTTCGCTGGAATTGACACCGCAGGTGAGGAAGCGTTCACAATTGCCTGTGGTGGTCTCAAAGGTGCGATCACCTCTAAACGATCGCAGCTGGTGCTTATCGATGACCCTATCAAGTCCGCTGCATCGATCAACAACCCGGACATTCGCCGTGAAATGGAACAGACGTGGTCTAACGTTATCGCACCAACGATGTTCCAGGGTGCACGGGCTATATGTTTGGGGACTCGCTTCCACTTTGACGATATCCATGCCACGCTTTTTGTTCCTAAAAACAATTGGAAACAAATTGTTCAAAAGGCAGTAATAACTGATCCTGAGGGTAGGCAACGTTCATATTGGCCTGAGTTCTGGTCGATGAAATATCTGAATGAACGGAAGATGGAAGATCGCGTTGCATTTGCCTATCAGTATTTAAATACAGCGGTTCAGTCCAGTGAGGTTGGCATCTCACCTGATCTGATTGTCAAAGGCGAAGTACCGGATGAGTATGACTGCATAGGTGTGGGCATTGACCTTAGTGCGGGCCTAAGCGAGAAAAACGACTGGACTGTATTCACACTTGCTGGCATATACAAAGGGAAGATCTATCTAATCGATCAAAAGCGTTGTCGCTCAATGGGCAACATCGAAAAGATGGACACCCTTTGTGAGATGCTTGCTGACTGGCATATATTGCTTGAGAACGATGAAGGGCAATACTTCCCAACCACATCCCCCTGCATGATTTGGCCTGAGGCTGTTGCCTATCAAACATCATTTGAAGGTGATTTCAAACGGATTATGTTTGAAGACCGAGCACTATATAACCTATCTATTTCACCAGTCAAAGGATTCCGTGGAGATAAGCTTGCCAGGCTGCGTGGAGTTTTAGGTTTATTTGAAAATAAAAAAGTAGTTTGGAATAAGTGGCGTAAGTGGAACATATTAGAAGAAGAGCTCTTGAACTTTGGACATGCATCTCATGATGATGCTGTCGATTCAATGGTGCTTACCATGGGAGGATTGTTAAGAAGAGGTAGTTTGCAATTAGACTACAATGAGGATAGTTTTGATTTATAAATAGCAAGATGGCTAATTCTGAAGTAGATCATAGGTATTATAAAAAATGGTCAGAACTAAATGACGCACAGAAAGAAAGATCTGGTAGCAAGGAGGAGCACTCAGCTGCTCGTGAAGAAGCTGGCCTTAAAGGCGTATCAGGCGGGTATGATAAATACATAGAGGCTAAAGAAAAAGCTCAGGCACAACTTGAGGCTAGCAATGCAGCTAATACCGCCGCTGTAATTGCAGAAAATAAAGCAGCTTATGAAGCTGATCCAGTAGCTGTAAAAGCCGACGCTGCTTCAAAAGGATTAGGTACAAATATTCAACATCCAGAAGTTAAAGCTACACCAGCTCCAAAACCCACCCCTCAACCCACTGCTAATACAGATTTAGGGAAGAAAGGAAATCCAACAGCAAACTATAACGTAAATAAAATTGAAGATTTTGATCTTGCGGCTGGAGGTGCTGGAGCTAAAAAAGGGCAGCAGAGGCTGTCAGCTAAAGATATCAGAGGACTGGAAGCACAAGGTTTTAGCAAGCAAGAGATTGTTGACTACGCTGATGATATTTCACGATCATTTGATGATAATGACAAAGGATTTGGGCAAAAAGCTCAGAATCTTTTAGATAAATATATAGCAGACATTGCAGGTGGCGGACATCTCGATCCACCAGCACCACCTAAGCCAGAACCTCCTAAGCCTTCTCCTGAGCCCGATCCACCAGCACCACCCAAGCCAGAACCTCCTAAGCCAGAACCTCCTAAGCCAGAACCTCCTAAGCCCGATCCACCAGTACCACCCAAGCCAGAACCTCCTAAGCCAACTCCTGAACCGGAACCAACTCCTGAGCCAGAGCCCACTCCTGAACCCGGCCCATATCCATACCCCAATCCCGATGATCCTTGGACATTTGTCAATACAGGAATTTATACAGGAGGCAATGTTAATGACAGCGTTTTAGTCAACGGTGACAACCTTGGACAAATAGCGAACAATGGTGGCGTCAACATTGGTGACAACAGTACTGTTACTCAGCAAGTTGGCAACAACAAAGGTGATCAGACAAACACCTTCACCATGGACAATGGTTCATGGTTTATAGGTAATAACAATCAGGGTGCTGACTACAGTGTTGTTATTGGTAATAACAGTATTGGTGGGAACGGCGGTTATGCCTTAGGTGGCGGTGGGACAACCAGCTTAAATAACATGCAAAGTGGTGTCGGTTACTCTGCGCTAAATGACAATGCTTATCACCGTTCACAGTCTTATTTAAGTGGACTAGGACGATCCACACAAGCAATTGCACAAGCAAATGCAATGACAGGCTCTGCTGATCGGATTAATCAATTAGATAAGTATTCTCGTCAGGCTGCAGATGCATGGCGTCATAAAGGTAATTGGCAAGCAAACAACTACCTTGGGGATATCTACAAATGGGCTCCACCATCATGGATGAGCCCAGATCCACTGAAGGAAATCACGCCAAGCTACCTCGATGATGAAGACTGATCTTCGTCAAATAACAGTTAAACTAAAAATAAATAAGTGAAATAAATGGCGAATCCAATAGGTAGTAATCAGTTTCAGGAAATCCTCTCTGCTGCAAAAGAGCGTCGAGGGGATTTACCGGTCGATACTATGATTGTCGCCTCGCATTTATCACAAATGCGGACATTCATACTTCGACGTGGGATTGAGTTTTACTGCGAACAAGATTCATACGGAAAGCGTAGAGAGTTTCTCTCTAAGGTCTATGAAGACAACATGCTTGAAATGAAGCTTGATAGCATCGTTGACTATTTTCTCTGCGACGGTCAGGGCCTGTTCTACTTTCGTCCAGCTGGAGATACCTACCAAATCTTATATTTCCCAAAAGACAGCTACCGCTGCTACAGGGATCAGACCGGGGAGATCGAAAGTGTTGTACTCATCTACAGCTTTAATGTAAGAGAAGCATCACTAGTAGATAGCTTCTCTAATCCTGGTGCTAGAGGCGGTAAACAGAAGTATATCCGTTTAAAGGTCTACAAAGATCGTATTGAACAACTTATCTCTAATGAGAAGATTGAGTTTGAAGATCAGAACAGTGGTCTTCCAAACATGACTCAGCCAGGAAATACCGAGACACTTACTAATAGTCTTGGTTTCATTCCTGCTGTTGAGGTGTTCAATCATCTTGACTGCACAGGTCAAGGTCATGGTCGAGGTGAATTTGATTGGATAAGCAATCAGATCCTGTATCACGATGATCTAGTCAGGAATATTCGAAAGAACATGAAGTTCTTTGGTAATCCGACACTGGTTTCAAGTCGTCCTAAGCATGACATCCTTGAATCAGGTGAAGAGAAACCATTTAGAGCAACGATCAGCTCACAAGCAGGTTTCTATGCTCCAGATCGCCCTTCGAGTAGATCGAGCGCACCATTCGGTGGCGCGTCTGCTTTAGACGGTCAAATTAAGGTTCCAAGAGTAATTGCTAACCTTGAACCTACTGATCGTGTTTCATACATGACGCCTGACTCAGTCTCAGGCGATCAAAACATGTATGTCAAGCAGTACAGATCTGAGATTCGACTTGCATTAGGTGGAGTAGATGACATTGACTTTAATCTTGCTTCTACTGCTTATGAGATTAAAACACTTTACGGACGTGTAGCTGCTACTGCAGAGAAGAAGGCACGTGCACTATTTCAGTTTGGTTTATGCAGACTGATGGCCATGATGGTTCAACATGAAGAGTACATGTTTGAAAAATCATTTGCCAATGCCAATGGCATGATGGAACCTCCGATCCCTCTTCAAGAGGAGTTTGAAGGTCAAGAACCTGGTGCTTATGAAGCAGCAATGAATGAATATAAGGTTCTCAAAAATGTATTTGATCAGAAGAGAGCACAATTGTTTAGTGCTACACTTGAGTCAGGTCAAATGCCACAAGGTGTAGTTGGCCTCATCCCTGACGGCACTACTAAAGTAAGTTGGCGTTGGATGGGAGAAGTCTTTGAAGATGATTCACAAGACATCTTAAATAACAGTATTGTTGTTCGAAATCTTCAGGAACTTGGTGTTGATTCTATTGAAGCACTTAAGTACCTATTCCCAAGTAAAACGGATGAAGAACGGGCAGCCATGTTGAGTGGATTCCCATTCCGGATGGTCCAACAATCACAACAAGCTTTTAATACATTTGTAGGAATGTTAGGTCAGCTTTATCAGCTACCACATCCTCAGACGCCAAACCTACCTCTTGCGTCTGATCCGAACCTTGATGTCACAGGGTTCTTATATCGTTCTTTAGATTTTTTACGCAAGGAGTTAAGTTACAGTGGAACATACAAGCCAACCAGTAGCGACAGCCGCCCCGACAGCCTCAGCGATGCCGACAAGCGTCGCTCCGAGCTCGGCCTCCCAGTACGCGACCAGCGACCCATCAACTTACCAGGCGTCAGTACCCCAGGTGGGGCAACCGGCACCGGCACAAATGCAGCAGCCCCAGGCTTACCAGCAGCAGGCGGCCCCGCAGGCTTCGGTGGGGACACCAGCAGCTCAGGCCAATCCATGGCAGCAGGCGTTTCAGGCGCTCAGCGCAAGTCTGAATACGCCCAGCCAATCCCAGGCCCAGGCACAATACTCGGCGTACCAGACGCCAACGCCTCAGGCCAGTACCCAAGCGGCATGGGCCTCACAGGCACCCCAAACGCAATACCAACAGGGGCAGCAGACCTACTCAGCCCAAGCTTCAACCCCGGCTTATTCGGCCCAGGAGGTGCAAGGACTGCTCCAGCAACAAGCAGCCCAGCTCCAAGGTCAAATTCAAAGCCAGCCCGTAAGTCAAAGCGGAAGTGATTCTTACCTTCAAGGAATCTCAGATACCTCTTTAGAAGTTCTTGAGCACTTCGGAGCTGAAGCACCCGGTCTACTGAACCAGTACGCCTGTGCTGTTGAGGATGCACTGATCGAGCAAGTTCAGCGTGGTCAATCCATGAACCTGATGCTGAACGCTGCTGGTGAAGAGCGTGCAGCTATGAACATCATGCTGACGGATCCAGATATCCTTGCTGATTACGTCAACGACTTCTTCGGTCCTAACGGTCCGTATCCCACCGAAACTCCTGCTGAAACTGCACAGCGTGAGCAGTATGAAGCCCGCGCACAGTTCGAAGCTGAGATTCAGGCTCAAGAGCAGCGTTCGATTCCCCCGAACTTCCGCCGTCCCGAGATGGACATGCCTACACCAGGGCAGCGTGCAACTTCTCCTCAAGGAGAGTTCTGGGGTGATTTCAGCGAGATGATGGATACCAACCCTGAGCAAGCTTGGCAGTATCTGGCTCAAGCTCCTCAAGGTGCTTTCCAAGCAAAAGCTTTGATTCAGGATCTCTGATATTCAAAGTAAAGGGGGTCTTTCAAGAGATCCCCTAAAATATAAATAACGAATGTAATGAAACAATGGCTCAACGTATTCAAAGTATGTCATCGATCCCATTCGAAAGAGAAACAATGATGGGATCTTTAGCTGAGCGTGGAATGGCGAATATGATTCCACCTAGTGAGCTACGTCCTGATACTGGTACAGGTGGAATGCCTGGCGTAAATCCACAGAACCAACGTCAAATTGATTATGGGGTTCAAAGTGTCCGGAACAATACGGATAGTGCTCGACGTCAAGCAATTACAGGATTGAACCAAGTAGCAACCAAAGAAAACACGACAGCTAATACTGCTCAGGCGTTCATGATGAATAAACTCACTAACACCATGTATGACCAACTTGATGCAGCAAGTGGTGGTAGTTCAATGATGCTGCTTAACGCTGTTATGCAAGACAACGCTAAAAGAGCTAAGTTTATTGATCACATTGGAACATCAAAAGAGATGTATCGGAACATTGGCTAAGCTGAATTTACTACAATAAATGTAGTGATTCAATGAAATATTGTGCGCTTAGCCGGTGAACAAACGAAACACGATCCTGAGGTGTTCCAAACAATCTGGAAACACCTTAAGTCCGACGGGATGGAAGATCAGGCTGCTAATCACCTAACGGCTGAGATGCTTCATCACGGAGAAGATCTAGATAGCTCTATTGAACAATATGAGCGGAACTTTAGTAATTACAAAGAGAAGGGCTTTAATGAGCACGCTGCCCAAGCAATGGCAGTTGAATCACTAGAAACCGGAGAAAATCCAGAGGAAAATCTACGGTTTGCACGTATATATGGTTGACCTAAATAACATCTAAGGCTAGAATAAAGTATCAGTGAAGATAAGGCTATATGTCACAACCAAAGATTTCCGGTGATTCCGTTCGTGCATACCTAAGAGATATTGGACGTATCCCTTTGCTAGAGCACGATGAAGAAATCCTGCTTGGGCGTAAGGTCCAACGATTGATGGAAATCAAAGCTTGTAGTGATTTATTAGGTGAACCTAGTAATGATGAGCTGGCTGAATCACTGCAGATCACAACCAAAGATCTTAAAAAGCAACTGAGAGATGGCGAAAAAGCTAAAGACAAAATGGTCACCGCAAACCTTAGGTTGGTTGTGTCCGTCGCCAAGAAATACACCAAACGCAACATGGAGTTGCTGGACATTATCCAGGAAGGAACTATCGGCCTCGTCCGTGGTGTTGAGAAGTTTGATCCTGGCCGTGGCTACAAGTTTTCTACCTACGCTTACTGGTGGATTAGGCAGGGGATCACTAGAGCTATCGCAGAAAAGAGTAGAGCCATACGTCTACCGATCCATGTTACTGAGAACCTCAACAAACTTAAGAAAGCCCAGCGTGAATTAAGTCAGCTGAATGGGCAAATGCCAAATATATTTGAATTGTCAGATCATTTGAATTTAACGGTTGACGAAATCAAAGACTTGATGTGCAAAGCTCGCCAACCAACGTCATTAGAAATCAAGATTGGTGAAAATCGAGATACTGCTTTAATTGATTTGCTTGAAGACGAGACCCAGTTACCTGACCGACTTATTGAGAGACAGTTTATTAAAGAGGACATCCGTGAGCTGATAGTCGATCTACCTGAAATGCAGGCTGCAGTTATCTCTATGCGCTATGGAATTGGTGAGGAGATTTTAGAACCAATGTCTATGACAGCAATTGGCCAAATCTTGAATATGTCACGTGATCGAGTGCGCACCTTAGAACAAAAGGCTTTGCGCTCACTGAGAGAACGTCGTGAGGAAATTATTGGTTATCTGTAAATTACAATAGATGTAAGGCCTAAGCAATCCTCCGATGGATGTAACTAAGAGTATTCATAAATCAATACAGTTGATGGGCGGAAGTGGATCGTCCAATCCAACGAATCTGGCATCTACTAAATCGTTGAATTATGCCAGAGGAAAGAATACAATAACAAACGCAGCAATTGAGAATGTGACTGCAATTCCTTATACACTCAACTATAAGGATGCAGTCGGTTTGTTTGGTTCGGAGAATGTTTTTGTAAAGGTCCAATTAAATATCCAGAGCGCTACTACCGCATTTGAGAATGTGACAGTAGAAGAAAATGGCTACTTACCTGTTTGGACTTTAGGAGAGGTAGGGACTGTTAACTCGTACGATACAGGTGTCTTTGACTTCACTTCTGACTTAACTACAGTCAACGATTTTGCACCATCTACGATTTCTAATGATCTTTCCTCTTATCTAAAGCCGTATGTGAGAGTTGATCTTAAAAACCTCAAAACAGGCAATAAGTACATTGACAATTGGTTTGATGTACGGATCTATACAGAAGATCGAATTGAATATGCGTATGACACAATTTATCTTGGAATCAACGATTGCTTTTATATTGGTTTCCACGCAAGAAATACCCGACGTCTACCGTACAATGTTGAAGTTACGATAGGCGACGAGTATTTAGAATATTATGATCTCACTTCAGCTCAGCGTCTTCTGTTGGCTTAACGACAACGGTCTTTTTCTTGCTGACTTTTTTAGCTTTTAAATCGACAGAAACTGGCTTCTCTGCAACTGGTTTAGGAGCAGGAGGCTGTGGAAGTGCAGAAAGAGTGCGCTTGAGAACTGATCCACCACTGACTTTGCTGAATTGATATTCAACTAAGAGTTCGGTGCTATCCACTGCAACAACAGCAATACGATCGACCCTACATACAGGGAACATAAAATTACCAAAGCCATCATGCCTAATTTCCAAGGTCATTCGATCGCTAGCGGGGACTACTAGACGTACGTCACAACCGTTGTCCAGTGTCACCAAGAAAATAGCGCAATCAATGTATTGGTTACCTTTTTTGTTCCACCAGCGTGGGAACTTACTAAATGAACCTGCTTTAGGTTGAATAAGTCTCATGCCGCCTGTAGAACCAACCACAGTAGTGCCGCCCTTGTAAATAAGCTTATCGGCCATTTGTTTACATTAAATACCTCTTACTATTTTAATCCTTTTGAATCGGAAAGTTTAACCCAACTTAAATTAGATGCTCTATTGTCGGTTCTATCTTTATTAATGTGGCGCACACGGCTACATCCCTTAGTTCTTCCGTACGGAGTACTAGGTCTTCCGAGAAAAGCAAAGGCTACAAGTGAATGAATTGGGACAGTCTTGATTGCATTCCTGCCTATTCGTTGCGTCAGGTTGACAAACAAATAACCACTACTCTTTTTCTTGGGTTTGAGAATACGTTCGATCTCACCCTTTGTGCTTTTAACGTCTCCCTTGGCATTGACGTAATACTCTATGCACGCTTCAAAGCCAGGCAAAGTGTGCACTGGTATCCAAATATTGTTATCGATAAAATCCATTAGCCCTAAATCCTTGGGGTACATCCTTAAAAATTCTACTAAAAATACTAATATCTAAATATGTGACTAAGTCGAAGTCACTATATAAAACCTTTTAGCTTATGGAGATATCATCCTATGTGGATTGATAATGATTTTCCGAAGCTTCTTGGTGCAGAACTTTACCGTCCTCATCCGGCCTACATCATTGAGATGGCCGTTGAGCCCGTAGTAGTACACGATTTCTCCAAGCAACCGGGCCAGACGGTCCAGCTTGATCGTTACCGCTTCTGGGGTAAGCCCGGCACCAAGGAGTCCCGTGAGCGGACAGCCGATCAAACCCTCGGAACCGCATCTGCACGCAACATCGTGAAGGACAAGGTGCTGGTAACTCTCCGTGAGTACACCGGTCCCGCTGACACCCGCGACACAGCTGCTCCTTCTACCTTCAAAGTGGCTCGTGAAACCCTGATCACAGCTCAGCGTCTGCTGCTGGATACAGGCAACTTGAACGTATTCCACCAGTCCATTGGTTCACTGACCCTGCTTGATGACTATCGCCGCTGGCGCGATCGGGTGTTCGCTAACGAACTCCTGAAAGCCGAAGCTGATGGTGCAGCTAACAAAGAGCAAGGTGGTTACTACCTGCCCGGTGGTAAGGCCAAAGGCGGTTCAGGCGGCACCTTGGGTGTTACCTACGCAGCTGGTGAGTCTGCCAAGTTTGATATCACCACTGACCTTCTCGAAGTCGTTAAGGACATGCGTAAGCGCAACGTCCCGACCTTCGCTGATGGCTACTACCGCTGCATCGTGGATCCGACCGCGATGATGCACCTGCGTCAGAACTCTGACTTCCGCGAGATTGCTCGCTATCCCGGCGCTGGCATGATTAACCCCATGCAGCCCAACGCAGCTCCCAACGCCAACTTCTACCAAGGCATGGGTCCTGCATACGGCCAGGCTGGCTTTGTTGCTGGTCAACCCGTTATGCCTACTGGCTTCCTCTTCGAGGGTGTCCGTTGGTTCGAGTCCACCAACCTGCCTGAGACTTCCTACAACCTGGTTGTCACCGACAAGGCTGCTGGCGCTGCTGACTACACAGCATCCCAGTTGATCTTCTTCGGTCCCCAAGCTGTGGGTGTGGGTATCGGTGGTAACAACGCTCAGATCCTGCTGAACAACAACGACGACTTCAGCCGTTTCATCATCATGATCTGGTCTCTGTTTGCCGGTTTTGAAGTACTGAATAAGGACTTCATCACGGTTGGTTACTCTTTCGTTTACTGATAGGAGGTAACTAACAATGTCCGTGATTTTCCCCGGTAACTACGTAGCTGATCTCAACGCTTACCGCGAACAGGGTGTGTATGCCACCCCTGGTGTTGAGTTTTACCAAGTACGCGGTGTCGCAATTGTGTCTTCCAACCTGACTGGTGGTGGCACTCTTAGCCCTCAGATCATCTCGCCCGACCTGCGTGCTGATGACAAGCCCCGTTTGGATAAAGCCTTTAAGGTCCCTGCTGGCGCAACTGTCTATCGCACTGCAATCAACGCTGTGAACCTCAAAGCTTCCGGCACTGATACCGTCCGTGTTGATGGCCTGACCACCACCACAAACACAGAAGCTACTCTGACTGCTTCTGGTGGTGCATTCCCCGCAGCTGGTGCAACCACCGCTTTTGACTTTGGTACTACCAAGTCCGTTGAAAGCAGTGAAATCACCATCACAGCTCCTTACTCCGGAGCTCTGACCATCGATAATCCCGATGATCAAGCTTATGTGATCGTTGAAGTTTGCTACTTCAAAGACGGTGCTGCTCCCGATGCTGATAATGTTCGGGTTCCGTATAAGACTGAATCTGGTTCAGGTTATTGATCCACTTTTAGACATAACAAGGGGCCTCAATGTAGGCCCTTTTTTTGTGCCTATAATTGGGAGGAAGGCAAAGATAAACTATGTCAAACCTATTTCAAGATCAAAAAACAGGGAAGCTCGTAGAGTTCATCAATAAGCACGATAAAGAATACGCAATGGTGCGAGATTCAGGTGGCAACATTAATTATGTGAATCTAGATTCTTTGGTCCCATACGACAAACAAAAAGGACGGTTGACGAAAGTAGATGCACCTCAGTTAGTAGTTGAGAAAGAGGAAGAACTTAAAGAGCCGGTAGTACCTTTTGAAGATACTAGGTTAAATATGAATACTGCTACAGCAGAAATCATTGCAAAGAGACTTCCTGGGGTAGGCTACACAACAGCAAAAAGAATAGTTGAACTGAGAATGTCATTGTCGGGTGAGCGATTTAGTAATCTCAAACAACTTGAAAACATTCCTCGTGTTAACTGGGAACAGCTTGTCGAAGAAGATTTAATTTTCATTAGTTAAACTAGTAGTAGTGTAACTAGTCCAGGATATGGCTATTGATATTGAGCAGGTATTGTTGGCCAAAGCCGCAATGGACGCAGAGCAGTACCCATCTCAAGAAGCTGCTGCTTACGGTGGAGCGGCTTTAGGAGCTGGGCTCGGAGTATTAGCTGGTCAGCCTATTCACATGATGGGTAACTCAGTTAATCGTGGATTGGACTTGATCAGCCCACAACGACCAATGGTGCGTGGCACAGGTGGTGCGCCAGCTCAATCACTAAATGTCAGACCACGTGGGTCATCGATAGGAGCACGAATGAAGCCAGGCCCGAGAATGGCAGGTGGATTACTTGTAGCCATTTTGGGTGGAAAACTTGGACCTGAAATTCGTCAAGATATGATTGATAATTCCCCTGCTGCGGAACTGCTAGCAAAATTCCAATCAGGCACAGGTTCAGCTGCAGACGCATATGCTCTTCAACAAGTTCTTTCTGACACCTACAGTCAAATGGGAGTTGCGTGATGGAACTAAATGAGTATCTAAAATCAAAAGTTAGATTTCACTTAGGATTTAATGCGGGTGCTCAGATCCCTGCTGGTGATCGAAGTCGTTTAGAAGAAGCGATGGCGCTGATACCAGATGAATACTGGTATGAGCAGATTGTTCAACACATCCGTCGCTGTGATACTGCCTGGGAAAATAGCGAATATTTCCCAACTGGAGCTAATGGTTCACCTAATTACAGCCGATTAGAACAGATTGCGGGTGATGTCCAACGTACAATTGCAACTTCTGATCCACTGAAAGGTGATGAGTACTTCCGCGAAATCTATTTGCGTGAGGGAGATCGACTGGCCGAATCACTGTATGTCCCTAACTACAGACGGCCAGAAGTAAGAAGATATGCATTTGAACGTGCAGGATCTGAATTCATCATGGCAATTCCAGGACCTGCAGATACAGCCGTAGGGTCACGAATTATGCTTAATCAAAGCTGGCGTTAGTTGTAGAATAGATCTAGGTTATCTATATAGATTATGGCAACTCAAAAAATTACCATGGGAAGGGGCAGGGATACTGACTATGAGTCAAAGAGAGCTGCCGCCTTAGCACAAGCAGATTATCAAAATGGTTATATGTGGGGCCAGCAAGAAGCATATGACGACTTCGGTCAGATGACATCAGCAAGCCGTAGTCCTAAATACGGTAACCCTAATATGTTAGCCAAAGAAGCTACTCCACAGGTTGATAGCAATTTCAATCAGGATATGGGTATTGGTCAGCAGGAGCACACAGGAATGTTAGGTCAATATTCAAGCACTATGAACCCGCATGCGAACCCTGAAATGATGGGAGACCAAGCGGAAATGAGAATCCAAGATTTAGCCAATGGACGTCAATTCCAAGGCCATAATAATCGTCAGCAAATTTACGGAGCTTGATAATGGCTAACTCGACAGATCGCAGAATGAAGAACAGGCAGAAAATGAGCCCAAACGAAGGAAGAGTTGATGTTGCTGCTCGACCAATTCCTGGCTCACCACAGAACCAAAAGGCTGGTAATAATGACGGCAACCCAGCAAACTGGATGTCTTTCAATGATCAGCTAGGAGCTTTACCTGAAAGTGGTGGAAATAAATATCCATATGGTGATGGGGGCATTGCACTAACTGATGGGCGGATGGGCGCTGTCGGTCCTATTGCTAACTCAGGCCAACCACAAAATGTTGTTACTGGGCAAAGACAAAATTCAGCCCCTTACGGCCTGCCTCAGTTAGGCGCACCAGATAATCAAACTGCTGGTCAAATGGAGTTGGCGTTTAATGCGCAACAAGCCGGTATTCGTGCTGGGAAGCTTTACGCCGGACAGCAAGATCAAACTCCCAGCTATCAGAT